TAGACAGCCGTGAGCGTCGTCATTAGCGTTGTGTCGGCTGCTAGTTTCGCCTGTATGGCGGTGATCAGCGCCTTCATTGCCCCACCATCCTGCGGATCGCCGCCAGGAACCCGTCACGATGCGCTTCTACGGCCGGGCGCAAATACGGCCTCGGCTCGATGCGCGGAGTGCCGTATTCCAATGCCGCGGCGTACTGCGTCGTGAACCCTACTTGCCAGGTACCCTGCTGCAGTTGTTTCGCGTAACCGCTGGCAGTCAGCGCCCCGGTATCTACCGCCGGCGCTTCGCCGGGCGCAGATGCAACGTGTGTCACGTATCGCGCCCCAAGATTCCGGTCGCCCGTTAGAAACCGCTTGACGCGCGTCACTATCCCAGGAGACGAATAGATCTGATACGTTCGCCCATGTTTCGGCCCAGCCATGGCGATCTGCGCGTGACCCAGGATGCTGTAGGCAGTTGATTCAGCCAGCCTATCGGCCTCACGCCGCAGCTCCGGCCCCATCTGCGGAAAGTAGTTGTGCGTGATCTCGATTTTGTTCACGCCACCTCCACACACACAGCGCGCGTCGCTGTCTCCCATTCACCGCCCGAAGCGATGCCGAGGACGCGCATGCTCTGTGTGCCAATTGTCAGCACGTCCTCAGCTATCACATCCGCGCTGTAGGGTAGCGTCACCATCCACAACTGCTGACCCAGGACCGCGCCCATGGCCTGGTACTGCGAGGGCACACCTCGCGTCGATAGCCGGCATGCATAGCTTGCCGTAGACGCTGTGCCCGCCTTCTGCCCGCCCATGCTGTCAGAGACCAGCGCCGTGCGCGTGCGCGTACACGTTCCGGGCAGCGCCCGGTTCTGCACGGCGCGCATGGTGGCCAGAAACGCCGCGCTTATCATCGCGTGTCCGTCCTCAGCCACAGTGAATGCATCTGGCGCGCCTGTGCCCTCTGCATACGGGCCTGTTCCAGCATGGCCTCGCGCTGCTGGCTCAAGTGATACGATGCGCCGTCTGCCGTAAAGTCGATTTGCAGCGCCAGAGCCGATGCCCACTCGGTAAAGGCATCCGCTGCCGCTGCGTGTACGTCATAGCCGCGACCGCTCAACAGCACCGTTCCGGGCGCATCGTCGAACGTCCAGCGGCCAGCGATGTTGCTGCCCGCATCCGGGGTGAGTTCGACGCCGCTCCCGTCGGTGAGCACCACATCGTCAGCCCAGTCGCCCACGCTGGCCGCGAACACATGCGCCGTGTACGCCGTGAGTACCGTGTCCTCTACGTCGGTGCGGTGCGCCTCCAGCAGTTCCGTCAGCGCCGCATCAGAGAACTGCTGCGTGGCACCGGCGGGGTCGTGGAGGATGCGCCGCAAGCGGGCGATCAGGGCGTCCAGAGGGCCAGGTGTCGGGTCTCCCATGTGTCTCCTGTTAGGTCGGGGCGGTTAGCGACCGAGCGCCGCCCGCCCCCCTTGTCTATACTGCTCGCGGCATTTCCAGCACGCGCACGCCGATCTCGCCGGACTCGTCTTCGTTCACGATAAAGTCCAGCACGATCTCGCCGTCTTCGTTCATAAAGCGCGCCGTTTCCAGCGGCCCTACCAGATACGTCACGGCTGCACCCGCCGTGCCGTCGGTGCCCAGCACCTTCTTCGTCAGAGCCGTCACCACGCCCGTGCCGTCGTTGTCGGCCTTGCGCGTCGCCACGACCAGCGCGGGGGCGTCGTCATCGTCGTTGATGGCCGCGATCAACTCATCAGCCGTAGTCACGATGGACCCGTCTGCCGTTTCCAGCGCCACGGAGATGTCGTCACCGGACACGGTAACGGCCAGTGCCGCCGTGCCGCCCGGATCGGTGAGCGTGATGGATACATCGTCGCCCGCCTCGCCGCCCACAACGGACGTGAGACGGATGTCGTTGTTGACACCCGCCAGCGCCGTCTCGTAGAACGCACTCGCCGCGTCCAGGTTGATAACCACGTCGCCCAGTGCGGACCGCACCGCTGGCGGGTTGTCGCCCGCCTTGATGGTCACGGACTGCGGGCTGCAATCGCTGTCCAGTTGCATATAGAACAGGTGCAGCCGTGCTTGCGTCATATCGCCTACCGCCAGCACCATCTCGTCAGACGTGTCGATCACGTCCGCTGCCGGATACGCAATGCGCGTGTTCGGCGTGAGATAGGTAACGGTCAATGCCTCGGGATTCGCCATAGTTAGACCGCCTTCGGCAGCAGGTATGTCCGCACGGTCGCGGCAGCCGCCCCGCCAGTGCCAGTGAAGGACACGTGAATATCGCCGTCTTTCTGCGCAAAGCGCGCCGTCTCGATAGGCCCGATAACCTTGCCCGTGTTCTGCGTGATTGCCACGGTAAGGTCGCCCAGGCCGGAGCGCACGGCGGGCGGGTTATCGCCAGCCAGCACCTTGACGGTCAGGGCGCGGGTGTTGCTCTCGATCACCTCGATCACGAGCCATCCGCCATAGCCGCCAAAGTCGGCCACCTCGATGGGCACCGTGCCGTTAGTGTCAATCGTACTCCCCGCCGGACGATCCGGAGGAGTGCCTGGAACCAGCGGGGTCACGGTCAGTTTTGCCGGGTTTGCCATTTGCGTTACCTCTCAAGTGCTAGAGGGGGCACGTGGCCCCCTCGGTTGGATGTGCCAGACTATTCCGCGTCACCGGCGGTAGCGATGATGAGCGCCAGCGCCTCGGGGTACACGACCTTGCAGCCGTACAGGTGCAGGCCCTTGAGCGCGTCCGAGAACGAGTCCTGCGGACGGTACGCCTCGACCTGCGCGATCTGCTCCGCGAACGAGGTCGCCATGTTCGTGCCACAGACGATCTTGTAGAACGCGCCTGTCACGTTGGGGCAGTTGTTGGACACGGCAATGTCGAACCCGGCAGCGCGGCCCATAAAGCCGTTGACTGCCCGCGTGTCAGCGGCGGGTGCGCCCGTCGCCACAAAGCGCGGATCGAGCATCAGGTACGCATGGAACCACGGGGGCACCAGCGCAAAGCGACCGGCACGGGGCACGTTATGCTCGTCAAGGTTCTGCCCTGCGGTGATGAGCGCCACATACGGCGACGTTTCGCCGGTGCCATAGCCCAGCGTTACGGCGGCACTGGTCGTGCCCTGCGTGCTGGCCGTGGGCACCGACTGCCACATCAGCCCGGCGATGATCTGGTCTGCGGCGTCGGCCAGCGCATAGGCCGCGTTGGACATGGCCTGGCCCATCACCTTGGGGCGCTGCTGCGCCTTGTCAATGTCGTCAACCTTAAAGTTAAAGTAGTCGGCGTACTCGATGGTGAGCACCTGCGACGCATCGTTCAGCACCTCAGCCGCCGAGATGGTGCTGTTCTTGGTGTACGAACCCACCGATACGGGGCCGAGAGAGTTGATGCGGACGGTATCGCCCGCGTCACTGATCTCGCCCTCATAGTCGCGGTTTACGACGCCTGCCTGCCCGTAGACAAGGCTCTTCTCAAGGGTCTGAAGCAGCTTTGCCGTCCATACGGTAGGGATAAAGGAGTTGATAGCCATTTGCGTTACCTCACGATTGATTGGCGAGCGCCGCGTCAACGGCGTCCTGATTCTGTCGAATCTCTTCCACGCTCATGCGCTTGATGGCGTCGATGGTCAGCCGAGACGGACTGGACGGGTTTGTCGGGGATGGTGCGGGGCGCTTGCCCTCGCCTGCCACCAGATACGGCTTGCTCGCTACCAGAGCGGCCACCACATCCTCAGCCCCCGATACCTTGTCTCCTTCCAGCGTCACGCTGTCCAGCGCGCCAAGGCGCATAGCGTCTTCCACGTCGGCTAGACCGGCTTTGCTGGCGGCGGCAGTCACAGCGGCGCGAATGAGTGCGTCCTTACGGCTCGCCTCCGCGTCTGCCATGCGCTGCTTCAGCGTCTCATAATCCGCCTTTAGCCTGTCTAATTCCGACATGGCTTCCCGCTTGCGCGCCTCCTCGTCCTCTTCCAGCTTCCTGAGCTTTGTGCGGTACGAGGCTGCGTCCTTGCGAGCCTTTGCCAGTTCCGCTTGCAGCGCGGTCGCGTCAAGCGTCGTCGGCTCTGTCGTTGCGTCCGGCACCTGGCCGTCCGCGTTGTCGGGCACCTGGCCCTCTATCTGGTCCGTCATGCGACCTCCTGGGTCATCATCTATTGCGCCAACTCCTCAAGCGTTGCCACTCGCGGAGCATCGCCCCATACATCCGAGTGCGCCGTGCGTGCCAGCGCTCCCAAGTCCCACCCGTCGCGCTGCCATGCGTCGTACTTGTCCTTGCCCATGATGGCGCGCTGCCTGCCGGACGGTAGCCCCTCAAACCACTCGCGGCCCGTCTGCCACTGCGGAGCATCCTCGCCGGCCAGTATGGGCACTGCCACGCACCGCCCGTTGGGGTGATCCGTTAGGTCGCTCGCCAGCGCAAACGTCTCGCCGTCACTCATCAGGCACGCCATGCAGGTGCGCCCGTCTTTCGCGGCTAATCGCCGGAACCCCGATACCACGTTGCTCTCGCGGTAGCCCTCTACCGTCGCCATGCGATAGGCGCGCATCGTCTCCGTGCGTGCGATGGTCAGCGCCTTGTCCAGCCCCCCGGTCAGCCCGTCGGCCATGCGGCTTGCCGTCTTGCGCGCCCCCCAGCCCAGCGAGACGCCCTTGAGCAGCGCGTCGGTCAACCCTTCCACCGCAGAGGGCCACAGCGCCCTCTCCTGTAGCAGCCCAAACAGCGGCCCGCCGTCCCCGGCCAGCCCAGCCATGAGTTCCACTGCGCGCACCGGCAGGCGATTCCAGGTCATATCCACACCCATTGCGGCCAGCGTCTCTACCGCCGTCTCGCGTCCCATCTCTATAGCCGCCCGCTGTGCCGATGTGATGCGCGGTTCGGCCCACTGCTCGTACAGGCGCAACTGCTCGCGCACCTGCATCACTAGCGACTGGTAACGGTCCATGCGGTACACCTGCGCCGCTGTCGGCTGCGTGCCCATAGCCGCGATCTCTTCCACCAGGGCGTCAATGTGCGCCAGTAGCGTGCGCTCAGTCATCGCCCAGCGTTGGGCCATCACGAGCATTTGCCCGCGCTCGGACGCAAGCAGCGCCTCCTTGAAGCGCCGTGCCACGGTGACGACTTCGGGATCAGCCATCGGGCCTCATGCGCTCGGTGTCCTCCTCGTTGCCGCCCCGGTCAAAGTCGCGCATGGCCCGTGCCAGCACCGCACCGAGGCCCGCCTGTTCCGTGTCGCGCTCCTCTTCCATGCGCTGCTTCTCGCGCTCCCAGTCGCGTCCGCGTGCCTCTGCCGCCGTCTGCCTCGACAGGATTTGCGCCCCCATCTCCTGTACCGCCGTCGCCACTTCTTCCGTCTCGTTGAACGGCAGCGGGTTAGGCCATGCGACCGTCGGCTGCTCGTCGCCCCACCCCAGGATCACCGACGCCCGCCACGACAACTCCGAGAGCGCGTTGCCGTAGAGCGTGCGCTTGGTCTGCAACTTGTCGAGGGCATCCTTGAACATGGTCCGCAACGCAAAGTTCGTCAGTTGCCCCACGCGATCCTTGACGCTCGACAGATCCACTGCCCGGTGTTGCGCGTAGAACGTGCGCTCCAGGAACTCCAAGAAGCGCATACTAGAGTCAAGGTCCGACTGCATCTCCAGGTTCTCCACCCGCGCATCAGCGGGCAGGCCGGACCACAGCCCGTCTACTGCCGTCTCGACAATCGCGTCCGCCTGCACGCCAAAGGCCAGGCTCTTGGGGTGCGCGTGATGGCGCAGAATGCGGTTGATGTTGGATGCGACAAAGTTGACCGCATCATTCAGGTTGATGTCACTCTCCAAGAGCGCAGACGCCGCAAGGTCCGGGTCGCCGTAGTATCGCTCCGGGTGCGGCAGGTTTTGCCAGTCCACAATCGGCGCAAAGGGATAGCGCCAGATGTCTTCCATGACCTGCGTCCAATCGCTCCGGTCGCTGCGGCGCCATTCGCGAATGCGCCAGTATTCGCCCTCGTTGATAATGTCCTGGCGGTACTGGTCGCGCGTCTCTCGCTGGCGTCCGTTCTCCGCTTCGCGCTGCGTCATGCGCTGGCCCCAGGCGATGCGGTAGCACACGATCTGCTGCATGTCGTCCGGTTGCCAGAATACCGAGCAGTAGCGCGGGTTCTGAAGCACATAACGCATGGGTCTCTTCTGGCTCTCCGGGTCCGGCACCAGCTTGACGAAGTTGTGCCCCGCCAGCGCCCCCGCCACGCCCATGTCGTGCAGCAGCACCTCGCCCTGATTCGCCTCCCAAAGCGCCTTTATCTGCTTTTCCCGCGCCTTTATCTCATCCGAGTCACCGGGCAGGTCGAACGTTGGCAGTTCCGCAAACAGCATGGCGACCGACTGGTCTACCACGCGCCGGGTCAGATTGATGATGATGTTGTCGTTTGACTGCCCGGGCCGCACTACAAGCGGCTGCTTCTGTTGCCCGTCGTAGTAGGCCCAGTGATGGTCGATCATCGCCTCGCGTCCGGCGCGTTCGAGCGTCACCAGTTCGTCCAGGGCGTCCGGGCTGTTCTCGGGATAGACGCGCAGTTCAGGCATAGAAGATGTTCTCCGTAATGCGTACCGGGCCGATGCCCTTTTCCATCGCCATCACCGCGTACCGCGCCATATCCATGCCGTGATCGTATTCCTTCACTGGCACCTCTTTACCTACACGGTCGCTCCACACGTACATGGGGAACTCGTCCTCCACCTTCGCGGGCTTGCGCGCGTCTACCAGCGTCTCGTCCGACTGCCGCAAGGAATCGCGCACGATAGCCAGGCGCTTTTGCGCGAGCCGCTGCTTGACGGCGTTGATGCCCGGTAGCACGGCGTTGTCCGCTGCCCTGGCATTCAGCCCCGCCCTCTGGTACGCCGCGATGTAGGCCGGTTCCGCCGGGTCACACGCCACCGTCTCAAAGCGCCCGAACTCCCGTTGCAGCGCCGTGGCCGTCTCTACCCACCAGTCAATCGTGCGGCCAGTCCGGTACACCTGGCACACCAGGTACATGCCGCCGTCGTTGTCGATGGCCCACACGCCGAATACCCCCGCGTGCGTGTAGCCCCAGTCCTGCGCCGCAATGAACCGCGTACATACCGGCATGGCCTCGGCGTAGATCAGGTGAACCGACTGGTCCCACTCTTCGTACACCGCGCCCTCGGCCTGCGCTGCCAGCCCGTAGCGCAAACGCTGCTTGCGTACCCCCGTGAGCGCGTCCAGCACCGCCATCGTGCGCGTGCCCTGTGCCGTGATAGCGCCAGTGCGCGGGTCGTACAGCATCGGGTTCTCTTCGTGCTTGCTGTAAAAGAGCCGCAGGCTGGGCCGGTCGTACATCCAGTGCGTCGGGTACGACGGGTTGGCGTCGCCTATCGTCTGCGAGTAGGGCATGTGCCCCGCTCGCCCCGTCGTGCGTGTGGTCAGCGTCTCCCAGTCTGCCAGGTCTAGTTCCTCCGTCTGGTTCACGTACACCACGTCATGCTCTGCCGACAGCACCTTGCCCGCTTTGTCGAGGCCCGCTATCCAGATGCGCGCGCCGTTCGGGTAGTCAAACCACTCGGGTTTGCCCCCGCCGTATGCCTCGATCCCCCCGGCCTC